GTTGCAGCAACAGCGATGACAACTGCACATAGTACAAATGTTCCTACAGATGTATTCGCAATTAGACTCACAAAAGATACATTTAAGTTAGCAACTAGTAAGTCAAATGCTAACGCTGGTACAGGAGTTACTTTTGTATCGTTAGGATCTGGTAATATTCATCAACTTGAGATGACTAAGAAACTTGAGAAGACTGTTATCGATATTGACGGATTAATTCAATCACCAATAGCATTTACACCAGTTAATACAACAGTCTCTAATAATGTTGGTGGAAACATATCATCAACTTCAACTATCTTTAGTGTTGCAGGTATTTCTTCACTAACAGAGGGTGATATTCTTGAAGTTGGAACAGAATTAATGAAGATAACTTCCGTCGGTGTTGGTACAACATCAGTTGGCCCAATATCAGGTGGTGGTGGAATTAATTTAGTCGGTGTAGAGAGAGGAGCATTAGGTAGTACTGCAGCAACACATTCCGATAGTGATGCAGTGCGTAAGTTTACAGGATCATTTAATATAGTTGATAGTAAAATATTCTTTACTGATGCACCAAAAGGAACAAATAATGTTGCAAGAAATCAATCAAATTTAGAATTTCCTCGTTCAGAATTTAATGGAAGAGTATACCTAAGAAATGATTATTCTAACAATAGAATATTTGATGATATATCTGATGGATTTACTGGTATTGGTGCCACACATCGAATGACTGTGAGTGGTGTGAATACTTCTGGTATACAAACAGGTAGCACGATAGTTTTATTAAATGGAATATTCCAGAAACCAACAACAGCAAATAATAGTGGAAATAATTATGATTTTGTTGGTATAGGAACAACTGCTACAAATATATTCTTTACTGGAATCTCTTCTGCAAGTGGAGAAAAAGTTGTTAGTCAGCATGATGCCAACTTAAATCAACTACCTAGAGGTGGTGTAATTGTTTCATTAGGTTCAACTGGTGGGCAGGGTATTGCACCATTAGTAGGTGCAGCAGTCACAGTTGTTAAAAATGATAATGGTCAGATAACAAGTGTTGGAGCAGGAGCAACTGATTCTCATGGATCAGGTTACAGAGGAACAGTAGCGATAGGTATTACAGATATAGCATATGAACATGTATTTGAAAGTGCTGGCATAGGATCAATTAAAACACAAGCAGGTGCAGCAAACATCTTTAATGGAACTTCTAGAACCGCTACAAACGCAGTTTACACATCACATACTGGGTTTTTAGAACTTACTATTCCGGGACATGGATTATCAGTTGGTAATCATGTTGGTATTGATACTGGTGGTATCGTATTCAGATGTTCTAAGGATAATTTCTCAAGTATTCATCCATACCCAAGATCTGGTGTCACACCAAGTTCTTCAACTGGAGATCCAATCGTTGGTGTTGCAACTGATATTAGATCGGTTACAACAGACACAATCACTATTTTTGTAGGACAAGGTGGTGGAGGAGGAACTGGTGCAAGTATAACTGCCACAGTGGGTGCTGGTGGAACATTAGCGTTTGCTGTTGCTGGTGCAGGTGTATCATATACTAATCCAAGACTATTGATTCCTGATCCATCTTATGAGGCTCTTGATGTTGTTGGAATATCTCGTCTTGGTATTGGTGCAACTACTGATACTGGTCAAGGATTAAAAGTCACTGTAGATGTAAGTGCTAATCCAACAACAGGTATAGGTTCAACACTATTCACAGTATCCTCATTTAAGATCGCTAGAAATGGTTTTGGGTTTAAGAAAGGAGATAAAGTTAAACCAGTAGGATTAGTCACTGCCCGTGGTGCAGTTTTAACTGATTTTGAACTAACAGTAAATGAAATATTTACAGATGAATTTGCATCATGGGATTTTGGTGAGTTTGATTACACTGATTCAATCAAAGGTTTACAAGATGGAATTCGTACTCGTTTCCCAATAAGACTAAATTCACAGTTATTAAGTTTTGAGATAGATCGAAATAGTGCTGATTCATCTTTAATAGACATGAAGAATCTATTACTGATATTTGTAAATGGAGTTATTCAACACCCCGGTGTTGATTATGATTTTGAAGGTGGAACAACATTTAACTTTAATTCACCTCCTGACGCAGATGATGATGTCGCAGTATTCTTCTATAAAGGAACATCAGGAGTTGACACTACTATCGTTAATGTGACTGAGAGTGTTAAGACTGGTGATGTAGTTGATATTACAAGCAATAATTCTATCGCTGGAACTCTTACACAATCAAGTAGAACTGTAGTTGGTATTACAACATCGGATACATTTGAGACTGAAATTTATACTGGTGTAGGTATTGATGAAGTTAATTTCAAACCACTTAACTGGACTAAACAAAAAATTGATAAAGTTATTGGTGGAAATATCATATCAAAAGCAAGAGACTCTATTGAACCTCTAATTTATCCAACTGCAAGGTTAATTGGAGATTTAGGAACTGGCACTGCATCTGGTACAAGTATATTTGTTGATAATGCAGAGTTCTTTGATTATGAAGAGGATGTAACTGCAGCTAATCCTAGCATTACAAATATTATAATAGATGATATTGGTGTTTTACTTGTAAATGATGTGAAAGCAACCGCAGCAAGTTTGACTGCAACTGTCTCAAATACTGGACAAGTTACAGGGATTACTGTTGTAGATGGTGGTAGTGGTTATGTTGGATCAACAACAAGTATTTCGATTGCAGCACCAATTGGGGTGGCTGGAACTCAATTTGCAGTTGCTGGAGTTTCAACATTCGCAGTTGCAACTGGAAACATCACAAATGGATCTATTGCATCAGTCACTATGAACAATGTTGGATTCGGTTATACAAATACAAATGTTCCTGAAGTATTAGCACCAACACCAAGTCCAATAAAAGAGAGTATTACGAATATTAAAAATGTTCAAGGATTCTCAGGAATTGTAACTGCCATAGAAACCGTAACAGTAGGTGTATCAACTCGTGGATTAAGGATTGGATTGAAAAAGGACTCAGGTAACTTTAATGATTTAGTTGCTGGATACCCAATATACATATTTGATACTCATGTAGGTAATGGTGTAACTTCATTAAATACCAGTGGAAATAATAATGATACAGTTGGAATTGGAACATCTTTTGCAGATAATATATACATGATTCAATCAATAACTAAAAACGCAGCAAATGCTGAAATTTTAGTTAATGTTCATTCCGGTGTAAATACAACTGGATTAGGTGTAACTGTTGGAATTAATAGTGGAGTCAATGGTCGATTCTCATGGGGTAGATTATCTAACCTATCAGGAACATTCAATAGAGCTAATCCAATTTCAATTGGTGTAACCGGACATACAGTGGGTCTTACAACCGGTCTAGGAATCGGAACATTCCCAACATTACAAAGAAGAGTTTTTGGTCTTCGTGACACTGGTGCACTTCGTAAAAACTTATCATGATGAAAACTAGTATAAATATAGGAAAAAAGCAATAAAATGCCAGCAGTTGTAACAGATCAGTTTAGAATATTAAATGCAAGTAACTTTGTTGATACAGTTACAGGGATAGGAGGCACTGATCCATCAAGTTCATTTTATGTGTCAGTTAGTTTGCCAAACCCTACAGTCGTTGGCTTTGGTAGAACATCCACATGGGATACAGCAACTCCAAATCCCGTAGATAATATTAATAATGTTAATCATATTGGAGATACTACATTATTTGGAAAGAGAGTCATTGGAAAGAATGTAAGACGATTGATTCGTAGAGTTAATTGGACACAGGGCACTAGATATGAAATGTATCGTCATGATTACAGTGTATCTTCACCATCTCCAATCACACAATCATCTCGTTTGTATGATGCAAGATATTATGTAATGAATGAAAATTTTAATGTTTATATTTGTATTGATAATGGTTCTTCAGGTATAAACACCACAGGCAATGCATCTCAAGATGTTCCAACATTCACTGATTTGGAACCATCAAAGGCTGGTGAGAGTGGTGATGGATATATTTGGAAATACTTATTTACTGTTTCTCCAAGTGATATTATTAAATTTGA